TCAAATATTAATTTGCCTTTTACAGGATGTTGAATATAAGCAAACTTACGTGCAAAATGGTCGTAACCAGTTTTTGGATCCATGCATTTTGCAAGGTCCTCAATTTGTGTATCAGTAAATGTTTCTGTTTTATTGGCTTTCTTAATTAAGACGCCGTCTAAAGAAGTACTCATACTACTATTTAACCAAAAAAATAGGCCCATTGGGCCTATGTGAGCAAAACTCTAATTTAAATTATGCCGTCGCCAGTAAGTTTATTGCCTGCCATACTGCCAAGTACTCCGCCAGCAAATGAACCTATTGGTCCAAATGGTGCACCTAGTGTAGATCCAAGATATCCGCCTCCAATAGAGCCCATCAAACCTGCATTTAGATCTTGGTCACCTGCAACATCATCTTTACCTGGGTTATCTGGATCGTCTATCTTTGCTGTTTGTACAATACTAGGACTTAGTCCTGCGTTAGTCATCATTTGCATTAGTTCAGCAACTTCGTTTGGAGTTTCTGCATTCATGTTGATGTTAACACTTGCTTGCTCGTTAACTGGTGAGCTGATATTATCTAACTTTTCTAGTAAATCACGCATTACGTTGCTACTAGTGTTGCCGCTAGAGTTACTAATGAACCGCTTGTATCAATGTTATTTGGTCCAACTGCTGTAACTGTGCTTGTTGGATAGTTTGCCGCTTTACCAATTAGTCTAATACGTGCTTGTAAGTCTGCCGCTGTTGCACTGTTATCACATACCACAGTCATTGTACCACTGTTGTCGTTAGTAGTATGATAAACTAAAGGATTTATTTCTTTACAAATTTGCTCTACTGTTTCATCTAATGCATCGTCTTCTGCTCTTAGATCAACTGCTGTGCCATTTGCAATTTTTACTAAAATTTTAAAAGCAAATGCGCCTGGGTAATGAACATCTCCTGCCGCTGATTTTCCTGATCCGTTTACTCTAGTTACACCAGCCATTAGTTATTCTCCTTAGCTTTATCTTTAATCTCTTGTTTGATCTTGTCGTAGTCTTGACCCGGATATTCTTTTTCAAATTTTGCTTTGCTCATGCCTTCTTCTACATCCTGAATCATGTCTTTGACACCTTCTTTAACAACATCTTGCCCTTTGTACTCTGTGTATAAAGCACTTAATTCTTCTTTAATTTTATCTGCTAATGCTCTTGGGTTATCGCCGCCTGCTACTTTTGGATAAGATTTTTTAGATTTGTTAAGATCATTTCCGCTTTTAATAACGTCTGATGCTGGTGAATATTCTTCGTCTGGTGAATTAGCGTAATCGCCTTCAACTCTAGTATCGTCGTTTTCAGCATCGTCGCCAAACATTGTTGCTCCTGCTACAAATGGTGCCGCTGTTTTTACTATTGGTTTAACAATAGCACTTGATCCTGGTACTACCATATTAGCAAGTGCTCCTGCACCGTCTGCCGCAAGGTCTGATCCTACGCCGCCAGTCATTTTATCGACTGCATCTAAACCCGCCCCTTTTAATCCTCTGCTAACTATACCTGCTTTTAGGTCCATGTCTCCTGGTACATCATCTTTGCCTGGAATACTTGGATCATCGTCCATTGCACCTAATGCTTTCATATGTTTTTCCATATCCATTCTTGGTGCTAATGGCTTATCACTAACTTTTTCTGGTGACATACCTGCATTACGCATCATTGACATAAGCTGTCCAACTTGTCCAGCATCGTCTGCTGTCATTGAAATATTCATTGATGCTGATTCTTCTAATTTTTGTTTTTTGCTAGGAGCTTCAATAGCGTCCATTTTAGCAATCATATCTTTAAGGTTCATTATTTGCTCCCTACTGGTGATACAGTATTTTCCTTGTCGGTGATATCTGCGCCTTCACCTGGTTTAACGTCTTGTAACGGATCACTTTCACGCTCTGATCTAGCAGTTTCAAGTTCTTTTAACAGTGACATAACACGATTTGACCCAACATTATCTTGTGCTGAATCACCGCCCATGTCTTCTGTTTCTAATTTTACTTCATATGGTCCATCATCTTTAAGTGATTGATACATTTCTTGTGGTTCGTTTACATTACGTACAATAATATTGGACCTATCAATATTACAACATTGTGCAATATATTCACTTAATACTTGTGGAGTTGTAGGATAGTTTAATCCTGCTTCATAGTATGTAACTTCACAATTACTAAGTTGTGGAAAGTCTAAAGGTCTTTCTTGAATTGGCGTTTTTTTGCCGGCGCTCATTGACGCTACGCTATAACGTTTCAAGCATGTTTCTAAATCATCAGCACAATTCTCTGGTAATTCACCTGCTATCCCAATGTTAAATTCGTATATTTTTTTAGCTTCTGCTAGGTATTTTTCAAACATGTTTTCGTCCTTATTAAATTATTTATCCATATTCTTAAGTTTTTCTATTAAACTATTGCGGTCTGTTACTATATAACCTTCGCCTTGGATCAGTTCATCGTCTGGTTTTCCGTCTTTATCCATCTTTTCTTTCTTAAGTTGTAGTTCCACCATCTTAAGTTTTTTGTCTAATTTAGCAACTTTAGCATCAAGTGAAGTTTTAAGCATTCCACCTGCTACTTCAAAGACTCTACCTGAGTATCTTGACTCAACATTCATACCCAAATCCATTAGGTCATCATATGCATCCATGGCTTTTTGAGCAACTTCATTTAGCTCTGTGTCAGCCATTTCACCTAATCCCTTAACTGCGGGTAGTGCGGCTGATATTTTATCAAACTCTGCAATATCTCGTAAGGTTTCGTTCTGTTGAGCTACCACTTCTTTGCTGGCTTTTTTCTGATCTTGTTTGATAATTTCTTTACTATCAGGTAGATCGAGTAGTTCTTCTAATTTCTTTGTCATTATATACTCACATTAACTGCTACTATTATTTATCGTTTTCCGTTGTGGAACATGTCCTTTTCTGTAACCACTCTAAAAGACATTCCTTTAGACTTACAGTAAGCTCTTGCGGCCTCCCATTTAGCCATATTTAACGCAACTGCTAATTGATTGTGTTTAGATTTACCAGCTGATTCCATTGTAACTTGGTTATCTGGTTTTACTTCTATAAGTTCAACCATATTTCTGCCCTTTTTAGTCTTATATTGTATAAAAAAATCAGGAACATATATTGTTTGTTTACCTGTTAACGGATTTCTATATGGTATTTTTACTGCTTCGCTTGCCCATGCTTGTATTGACGGGTTCTCATCGCAAAATTTACAAAACGCAAATTCCCAACTACTGCGATAAGTTGGCGTTTTACGTCCTACATATTTGTCTGGGTTTTTAGGTTCGAATTTACCTTGTGCAAAACGACTCATGGGTTAACCCATTATGTTTCTTGCTTCTAACGGAGTATTTGTATTAGTTACTCTAAATCCTAATGTACTAATTTTCTGTCTATTAAAATTTAGTACAGTTGCAACAGCAACGCTAAGTTGTAGTTTATCTAATGATTTTAATGTATCTAATAATTCAAATATTTTAACATTATCTAATTTTGCTTGTTGTAAAAGAATAGCGCCAGTAGACTGTGCCGCAGGTCTATCAAAACCTTTTGATTCTAAGAAACCTATTACAGCATCTACTTCATTGCTTGGATATGCTAATTGTTTTTGATAGTAAGTATTGAAATACCTTTTTACATCACTAGCACTTGAGTTTGGTTCTTTTACTGGTAGATTTAATTGTACTTTATCCATTATATTCCTATACCTTTTCTAAAACCCACCTGGGTTTCCACCGTCTCTTGGACCAGTTGGTGCATTTGATGACACTGTACTTGTTTTTGATTTTGTTGCTCCAGATGCTAGTGCATTACTTAATAACGAGCCTCCTCCAACAATAGCCGCCGCTAGTGCCGCAGTTTTTGCTGAGCCTCCTCCGCTACCATTTGGTGTAATAACTCCTGCAACTCCACTTACATCAATTCCTGCTGTTTTTCCGATACTACTAACTACACTGCCTAATAATTCGCCTTTAACACCAGCGGCATTTAATCCGCCTGCATTTTGTAGTGTATTTGCCGCTTTTAATACTGTACCAAAGTTTGCTGTACCCCCAGTGATATCACTTAATACTCCAAAGCCTCCTGCTAGTACTCCGCCTATGCCTAGTAAACTAGATGCACCTCCACCTGCTAGTGAGTTTGGACTTGGTGTTTTATCATAATGTTCTTCAGCAAACCCTTTTGGCCCGCCGTTACCAATTGGACCTCTACTATAATGAACTGTTTCATAATCAATTGTCATTGTACTTTGTACAGGATCACTTACGCTGTTGTCCATGGTGTCGTGTTGCCATCCAGATATAATTGGATTAATTAATTGGAATGATGTGTAATTTTTTCGAGCCATCTGACTAATAGTAATACTATCAAAAAATGGAGCAGTGCTATCATTATCAAAACCGTATCTATATTGTTTGCCGGCCATTCCACTAAAAATATTACCTCTATTATATTCAGGTATTGCTGATCCAGATTCTGGTGCACCAGCTGGCTTTGTAGCGGCATAATTTCCGTCTCTATAATAGTATCTATAGTATGCTTCCCACATTGCTGTAGTAACACCCATATTATCATCATGTAATGTAATTGATACTGGTTGGTAGTCAATACGTTTTTGTATAACTCTTTTTCTATTATACTGATGTTTTACATCAGTTTGAATATTATATGCAGGCAACTGTGCAGATTTAACAAGCATATTAAGCTCATTTAAATGTTTCTCTCTTAATTGAGGAATAACAGCCGCCGCTTGTGCATTAATATTAAATGTAACATGGTAAAGAAACTTTACCTTTGGGCTTAATCTGAAACTGTCGTCTACAAATAGTCTTGCACCATGTGCATAGTCACCAAGATTACCTTTAGGACTTAATGCCCCTGATACAACGTTGTCTAAAAATCCGTTTAAAAAGCTCATACTAATATTTAGCCTTTTGAGTAAAGTGAGTAGATAATTCAGTCATAAAAAAAGGGACATAAATGCCCCTTAATTTAAATTTAATTTTGTTTAGATCGCTCCGCCACCTGTAATAGCAGTATTAATTGTTCTTCCTACTGCTGTACCTATGCCTGTACCTTGTGGTGATTGTATCGCATTATCGTATCTAATTGTTAACGCTACTGTTACAACTTCTGAAGTTGCATAGTTTAGTGTGTTGTAATTAGTACTTTCTAAGTAACAACCGTATAATTCAAATGTCTCTAATACTGTTGCCGCATTTGCTCCGTTACCACCGTCTAAGATTTCAATTCTAGTAACAAACTTATAGTCTGCACCACTTGCCGCACTTGATTGCTCAAAGAAATCAAACTGTTTCTGAAGTTGTTCGCCAACCATTTTTTGTACATTGTTACTAACGTCTTCACGCAAGTTAAGTGTAATTGGTTCCCAAGTATGCTTGCCAGCTAGATAAACTCTGGAGTTGTAAATATCAACCGTCATTTGATCAAAAGCTACGCTAGGTCTTGTTACGTCCATAACTTGTTTTGTTAGCTCTGTTGACGGACTTGATACACCAAAGTTCTCTAAGCTCACTCTAAAGCGATACTGTAGTTTGGGCATTAACAAGCCTTGATTAGATGCACTTGCGTTACTATCTAAAGGTACTGTTAATTTTGAAAGTGTTGAAATTGCCATTATATGCTCCTATTACTTTTATTTATCTGATTATAGTCCACTAATTTCGCCTGTATTTTTCAATCTCAGCGGAATGTAAATAAACTCTACTGCTTTTACAGGTTCAATAGCTATGTCTAAGTATAGTTCATTTCTATCAATTCTGCTTGGAGTATTATTAGACTCATCACATACAACTAGGAAGTCATATAACGCTCTTTGTGATACTAGCTCTAGCATTAAACTATCTGCTTGCGCCTTGATCTCATCACGTGTGATTTTATCGTTAGGCTCAAAGATGTAAGGCTTAGCAAGTTTCTTAAGTTGTGATCTCAAGTAAATTACTAGTCTTGCTACGTTGATTCTGTCTAATGCACTTGCGTTCTTTGCTCTAGTCTTTTGACCAAAGTTAACAAGTCCTGCTCCTGTAAGGAATGTAATTGGGTTAATGTTGTTAGCATAAAGTGTATCACGTTGTCCTTCATTAAGTGCAATTGACTTAAATTCGCCTTCTGCATCAACAAATCCTGCCGCACTTGCATTTGTAATTCCACCACGTCTTGTACCTGCTGGTGCAAACCATGGAAACGATACTTGATCGCTCAATGCTAGTGTTCTTAGAATACCGTGACTTGGTGGAACAACAACGTTGTTACCTGCGTTATCACTTGTAAACAAGCTCGGGTAGAACATACCTAAATATTCATCTCTTGTTACTGCACCATTGTCATTATCTTCAACAGCCAATGCAGTGTTTGAACCCCAATTATTTAATGTAGTTCCATCACTTTGTAATCTTACTGGACTATCACCAACGATAAATGCTGTTAAACCTCTATCATTGTTTAATGCAACCATTTCGCCAATTAATTCTGGATAACTTGGTGCCGCCATTACGTTAAATAATCTTGACTCGTCATCTCTAATATCTTGGTTACTGTTAACCATTGCTTGTAATGCTTGTATAATAACTTTACGCTGTGCTTTACGTCCAAAGCTACCTGAACCATCAACTTGGTTAGCTGATTCAGTTATCCATCTGTGTGGATAGTAAGTTGCCATACTCACATCGCCCATTCTAATATTTTTCTGGGTAACATCTACATGGTTACGTACAAATTTCTTAACGTTAAATCCGCTTCTACGTAAGTTCCAAAGCAACATTCCTTTCGGATATAGTGCAGGATCTGGAGCGTCAGTATCTAAGTGATCACTAACTAACAGTTCTGCAATAGTTCCGCTTGGTGCTAGTGTAGCTGTTCCGCCACTTGTACCATAACGTGCATCAGCAAA